GCCAAAACGCTCTCGCAGCATCGCAGGCCGTCGTCGACGGTACTGTTTTGAAGCTGGAGGGCATCTGGTGAGATTGGTTCTTTCCTTTCTTACTGTTTTGGGCCTCGTGGCCTGCACAAACAGTGCAGACCCGTGGCAAGTCAAAGGGGAGATCCCCTTTGACGGAAAACTGTTGTACAGCCGCTAGCGGCTTGCAACCCGAATCGGGCTTTAACCAACGTTGTTTCACGCTCTATGCGTGTGATGGCGTTAGCCCAAACGACCCTTAACTTTCCTTTCTGGAGGTTTCCATTATGTCGCACCCACGTTCAGTGGATGTTACAGTGCCGGAGCACATCAGCTCGAAATTTGAGCGCTCGTTTCGACATCTTCTTGACACCCTCGGCGAGTCGGACTTCTCTACGAAGTACCTGCGCGCAGAGGTGTTTTCGAAGTATCTTAGCGAAAAGCTGGTTCCTGCTGATGTACGGAGTTCTGCAGCCGTCAAAAAGTTTCTGACAGCTGAAGACCGTAATTCATCAACCAATATCCGCCTCTACGAGATGGAGATGGACGATGATGACCTTGGTTGGACTACTACGTCCAAACTGATCAAGGTCGCACGCGCGTTGATTCGTCGCGTGCTTGGTCCACTACCCTATCCGTCTGTGTTGACTCAGTCGACATGGACGAACGGGGCAGGCACTCGTGTACGCCGCAGCCCTGCTGCGGCGTGCATAAAATTTACCGGCGAAGTGCACATTACAGACTCGGCGATTAAGCATTGGTTGGCTATGGCAAGCGGTTCTCGCCTGTCTAAACTTCCTTTGCGCATCGTCCCGTCGAGTGTGCTCTTTACCGTTCCGAAGAAAACCGAGATAGATCGCGTTGCCTGTAAGGAGCCCGAAGGGAATGCCTTACTGCAAAGGTCTGTTGGCATCTTTATACGCCAACGACTTCGTCGAATCGGGATTAATCTCCACGACCAGACGCGCAATCAAAGTCTTGCGAAGCGTGCCTGGGCCGATGGTCTTGCGACCATTGACCTGAGTTCCGCTAGCGACACCGTAAGTCAGGGGATAGTTTCTTTGCTACTCCCTTTCGAATGGTGGGACTTACTCTCAGACCTTCGCTGTGAGTCGACTGTCCTTCCGGATGGTTCGACTCGTGAGTTGAGTATGTTCTCCTCTATGGGGAACGGCTTTACTTTTGAGCTTGAAACACTCCTGTTTTGGGCTCTTTCTCGAGCGGTCTTACGACTCTCGAGATCAAGCGGGGTTGTCTCTGTCTATGGCGATGACATCATCGTGCCCGTAACACAAGCACGACGAATCTGTCGTGTCCTCGCACTGTTCGGTTTTATACCGAACAGGAAGAAGACACACGTTGCAGGCCCCTTCCGGGAGTCCTGCGGCCGCCATTACTGGAGAGGTTTAGACGTCACGCCTTTCTATTACAGAAAGGCGATCACTGAACTACCCGAAATGATAAACATCCTTAACCGTCTCCTTGAATGGGACGGACGTGGGTGGGGTTTCTTCATCTCTGAAGAGGCCTATCGTTTCTGGTGTAGGTGGCGTGACTACATCCCAAAATATCTCTGGGGTGGAATCTCACCTAGTGACCCAAGCTGCCTAGTTACGGGGCATTCCCCTCGAAAGAGGCTTGTACCGTTGGCGAAGAGGCTCAGGGTAGCTAGTATAGCCAGGTTAGATACCTGGCTACACCGTTGTGATACTCGCGAAGGAGAAATCAATCCGACGCAAGTTGATCCTGCTGAAGTCTATGGCTGGGAAGCCGTGGACTGTGTTACAGCAGGGGAACGGACTACGTG